CTCGCTGATGTTCGTGCCACACAAAGCCTCTTGTCAATTCACAGATTCCTTGATTCGGGAGGTCAACTATCGCCTTTGGCAAGGAGCAAAAGCAAGGGAACAAGTGATTCTTCTGCAAAAAGAGATTCAAATTGACTCAGCAATTATCCACGAGCAAGAGGTGGTGATTAAAAAATTGGACAAGGAGAATATCCAGTTGCGAACACAGAACCAGGTTCTCACTCAAACCAACAAAACATTCAAGCGAATCTCAGGAGGGCTTTCTCTTCTCGTTTTGCTGCTTATATTATGAAGATAAACAATGTGCAAGTCATTGAGAAGCCGTTTGAGCCACTCAAAATCCTTTTGCTTTCCGACCTACATTGGGACAACCCAAAGTGCCAGAGAACGCTCCTAAAACGCCATCTTGATGAAGCCTTAGCAGGTGGGTGCGACATCCTTTTGAACGGTGACACATTCTGCTTGATGCAAGGTGCATACGACCCACGAAAATCAAAGAGCGATATCCGACCCGAACACAATGTCAACAACTACCTTGATGCGGTGATTGGTTCAGCCATTGAATGGTTTGCTCCTTACGCTCACTTGATCAAGCTTGTTGGATATGGAAACCACGAGACCAGTATCTTGAAACGCCAAGAGACAGATGTCATTGAGAGATTTGTATCAGGGATGAACATCGCTCACGGCTCAAACATCCAAGCAGGTGGATATGGCGGTTGGGTAGTATATGAGTTTAGAGATAACGCTCGGCACAGAGCAAGATACCGCATCAAATATTTTCACGGGGCTGGTGGTGCTGCACCCGTTACGCTTGGTACAATCCAATCAAACCGAATGCAGGTCTTTGTGGAGAACGCTGATATGATTTGGCAAGGCCATGTTCACAACGACTACGAGTTGACCTATATGACTGAGCGATTATCTTTGCACAACATCATTGAACTCAAAGAGGTTGTTCACGTTCGTACTGCTACCTACAAAGAGGAGTACAACGATGGCAAGGGTGGTTGGCACGTTGAGAGAGGTGCTGCACCAAAACCTTTGGGAGGTAGATGGTTGCATTTGACACCAACGCTACCCCACGCTGAAACAGCAAAGGTGGTCGGATATACACACAAAACATTATGAACCTAATCAAAGTTCCTTTCATTTATGAGTTCACCCCAGACGCAATGGACAAGTTGCTCAACGATGCTCCCGACTTGGTGGAGTTTGAGCGAGACGGTTACTTGGATTTGGATTCCGTCATCGCAGCCGTAGAGTACGATGAAATGACCGAGGTCTATACTTCAGGTCAAGTGTTTTTGCTAAATTTGCCCATCACCGAATTTATGACCAAATGGATGCAGTAAACCCTGAACACTACAAAGGAGAAATAGAAGCCATAGACGCAATCAAAGCCTCAATGACCAAAGACCAATTCAACGGATACTGCAAAGGTAACGCTATAAAGTATCTGTGGAGATGGGAGAAGAAAGGCAAGGTAGAAGACCTACGAAAAGCCAACTGGTATCTCAACCGATTGATCAAAGAAAATGAACCTTAAACAATACCCATTCAATGACTATGTCAACGAGGCAGTTGGCAAGAAACAAATCTATCTTCATCACACCGCAGGAACGGGAACTCCTCAAGGTGTTTTCAATATGTGGCAAAAGAACTCCGCACGAATTGCGACTTGTGTTGTCATCGGTCGTGATGGGGAGATTGGTCAAGGGTTTTCTTCTGCGAAGTGGGCGTATCATTTAGGCATCAAACAAGATGTCTTCTCAAAGCACGGAGTCAAGTATCAGTCATTGGACAAAATCTCTATTGGAGTTGAGATTATCAACTGGGGACAACTGACTGAAAAAGACGGGAAGTTCTTCTCCTATACCGGGAGAGAGGTCAAGGATGTGATTGAAGTGCCTTTCAAAAAATACCGCTATTGGGAGAACTACACAGACGCTCAGATTGAAAGCACTCGTGAACTCCTTTTGTTATGGAAGGACAAATACGGCATTCCGCTAACTTATAATGAAGACATTTGGGATGTCACAAGCAGAGCATTGAAAGGCGAAGAGGGAGTGTTCACTCACAACTCAGTTCGCTCCGACAAGGTTGATGTTTATCCGCATCCTAAATTGATTGAGATGCTCAAACCATTATGACAACCTTAGAAGAACTTGGCGAAGCAGCAGCGAACTTCAATACCGAAGAGGACAAGTTTCTTCGCATTGTTCAGAACTGGGGTCAGGAGGTCATTGAGAATATGCGGAACAATCTCCGCAAGAACAATGCTCTGGCTTCCAAGAATCTGTATCAGCAGATTGAGGCAATGCCAACCTTTACACCACAAGGCATTAATCTCAAAATCAATATGCTGGAATACTGGCAGTTTGTGGAGAATGGAAGACGGGCTGGAAAGATGCCTCCCGTCTCTGCATTGATAGAATATGTCCAGAACAAACGAGAACTGCAAAGCAAGATTTCAAATGCTCGTGATAAAATCGCAGCAACCAAATCTCTTGCCTATGTGATTGCTCGGAAGATTGGACAGAAAGGAACAAAGGCTCAGCCATTCGTTCAACCAGCCATCAGTCAACAAACTTTACAAACTCTTTCTGACAGATTAGGTCAGTATTTGGCTGATTCTATCACCGCACAAAATTAAATTCTTTTTGTTTTCGCAAATTATTTTTATATTTGCGGTGTATGAAACCAGAAGAATTGATACAATTTGTGAAATTGAACAAGCGTCACGGCATCATCAAGGCCGTATCTGAACGCACCGGAATCTCTATGCCAACTGTCTCTAAGTATTTAAGAGGAGACATCTACAACAAAACTGCTCTTGAGGTGATCAAGGCTGCAAAGGAGGTCATAGATGCATCACTTTAAGTATAACGATGAGCATATCATTGAGGATGATATCCAAAACGGAGATTGGCTCTTGATGTCTTACCAAAGAATCTACCACTTCAATAGAGAAGAGTTCCGCAATTGGTGTATGACCGAGCATTGGGATTTCTTGTCAACCATCGGAAGAACAGAAATAGATGAAGATGGCTTCCTCCAAAAGTATGTAGGATGGGATGCATTGGACTTAGATATGGAATTTGCTTGGCTTGTTGAAGCCGTAGTCACCGGAAAAATAAAACACTACAAAATCACATATGAATAAATCACAAGAAATCAAAGAACTCGCTAAGGCATTGGCGGTCTTTCACGCCCAAGTGGGCAAAGTCAAAAAGGAGGCTCAGAACCCTTTTTTCAAGAGCAAGTATGCTTCGCTATCAAACATCTTAGATGTCATCTCAGAACCTCTCCAAAAGGCTGGGTTGGTATTCTCTCAGTTCCCTGATGAATTTGAATTGACCACTATCATCATTCACACAGAGTCGGGGCAGTTTATGGAGGCATCCTACGGAATGCCCATCGCCAAGGAAAACGACCCTCAAGCAATGGGTTCTGCTATCACCTACGCTCGGAGATATGCTCTTGGGGCTATCCTTGGTCTAAACATTGATGAAGATGATGACGGAGAGAAGGCGATGAACCGCCAGAAGATGGTCAAGTATAAACTGACCAAGAACTCTCCCAAGTGGGCTGATGCAGTCAAGTATGTTGCCCAAGGAGGAGACACGGCTAAGATTGCCGAGAAGTATGATATCTCTAACAAAGACCTAATGGATTTAGCCGTTGAGGCTGGGTTATGATTTACGAGGCAATAGTCAACGGACAAAAGTTGTGGCGGGTGTATTGGAAACAAGAACTCGCTGCAACCTTCCTCTCTCACGATGAAGCAAGAGAGTATTTGATGCTCTTGGAGTTTGTTGAGCAACTGCCAAACTTTAACGCTATATGAAAACACCAGTACAAGAATTGTTTGATAAACTATGGGACACCCCAAAAGATAAGTTCACTTGGTATGCTATCCGAAAAGAAATGCTTGAGAAAGAGAAAGAGGTGATTACGGAAGCCTTTTTAGATGGGAAGTTGGATGGGTGGCACAATCAATGGGCTGACGCAAATGACTACTATAACGAAACCTTTAACACCAACGAGAAATGAAACAGACAGCAGTAGAATATCTATTAGAGTATTGTGAAAGAGAAAATTGGAGTATCCCAAATAATATAATTGAACAAGCCAAAGAAATTGAGAGGGAGCAGATAATGGATGCACACATAGAAGGTCAAAGAGTATTTGATGACTATCCACATACTCAATGGACAAATGACCAAGCAGAACTATACTACAACGAAACTTTTAACAACAAAAAGAAATGACACAAATGGAATGGGAAGCACAGCGAATGGGCAAGTTCACAGCCTCCGAAATCTATCGCCTGATGGGAACACCTCGCAAGAAGGGAGAAATCCTCTCAGAGACCGCCAAATCGTTTGTAATTGAGAAAGCAGCAGAGATTCTGACTGGGCAGAAACGACCCATCTATGGAGCAGCACTTGATTGGGGAGTTGAACACGAGCAAGAAGCGTTCTTGAAGTTCAATGCCATCAGCGACCAGATGTGGGACTACTACGGAGGCCAAGAGTTTAAGTTCTATTCTTATGGGGTTTTCTCTGGGGCATCTCCTGACGGGTTATCGGTTAGCCACTTGCTTGAAATCAAATGCCCTTACGAGAGCCACAATCACATCAAGCATATGCTCATTAAAGACAACGAAGATTTCAAATCCTCTCGTCCTGAATATTACTGGCAGATGCAGTTGGGAATGATTGCCACCGAGAAGTCAAAAGGGATGTTCGTTTCTTATGACCCACGAATGCCGGAGGACAAGCAGATATATCAGATTGAGATATACCAAGATGATGTCAAAGCAGATATTGATGAGAAGATTTCAGTAGCCTCTGAGATGTTGGCTGAAATTATTTCTTAAAATTATTTTGGATATTGCAAACTTTGTTTATATTTGAATATGCAAAAACCAACATACGCCTACCTCAACGGGAAAGTTGTGGAGGTCATCAAACAAGAGGACAACGGAACATTCCTCATCAAATTAAACGAACGCCTA